ACACTTCTTACCATTACAGCGGTAACTAGCGGTGTGGTTCAGTTGGGCACGCAAATAACTGGGTCAAACATCCCAGCAGGAACTTACATTACTGCTTTGGGAACTGGCACAGGCGGTGCTGGAACTTACACAATGAGCGCCGCTGCAACAACGACCACAACGGGCGTTGCAATTACAAGCACTGGCGTATATTACGCCGGTGGTGGCGGTGGTGGTGGCTATTCACCTTATACGGCTTTGGCTGGTGCAGGAGGCGCTGGTGGTGGCGGCGCAGGCAATGGCGCAACTAACACAGGGGGAACCGCAGGAACTGCAAATACTGGTGGCGGCGGTGGTGGCACTAGCGGCGGTGGTGGTGGTACTGCTGTAACAGGTGGTTCTGGCATCGTCATTATTCGATACGCAAATACTTATCCAGACCCAATTTCCACAACTGGCTCTCCAACTGTTACAAATACTGGCGGGTACAAGATTTATAAATGGACTGGCAACGGTTCGATTACGTTCTAATCATGGCACATTTTGCGAAACTTGATGAAAACAACGTAGTGTTGGAAGTGCACTCCGTTAACAACAATGAGTTGTTAATTAACGGCGTTGAAGTAGAAGCAATGGGTGTTGTGTTCCTTGTCAATTGGTCTGGTGGATATACCAACTGGAAGCAGACTTCCTACAATGGTAATTTCCGCAAGAACTACGCTGGTGTTGGGTATACCTATGATCCTCAACGGGATGCGTTTATTCCACCAAAACCATACAATGGCTGGACATTGAGCGAAGACACCTGTTTGTGGCAGCCGCCAATTCCAATGCCTATTGATGGCAAGCTGTATAGCTGGGATGAGGAATCATTGTCATGGACATTGATCGAGCAGGTGTGAAATGTTTGGCATTTCAGCGATTAGCCAGGCTCCATTCAGTGCGATTTCAATATCCAATGTTACCTATAACGTAACAATTTCAGAAGGTGGTTATGGTTCTGGGCAATATGGCTCTGGCATTTATGGGTATGGTTCTTTAGACAGTTTTCTTTCTGGTTTTGCATTTATATCAGCGTTAACTGAGTTTGGTTCAGCATCTGATTCAGAATCCAATATCCTGACAGCATTGGTAAACGCATCAGAGTCAGGTTCAGCGGCTCACACAAACACTAGCCAACTAAATGCAGCAACGTCTATAACAGAGACCGGATTGGCATCGGATAGTCTATCCTCAGTATTGACAGCAGTAGCATTTGCGGTTGAAACTGGTTCTGCCAGCGACTCTCCAGTCAGTACGATTGTTTTTGTAGCATTAGCGTCTGAAGCAGCATCAGGATCAGATTCTCAGGTATGCGTTCTTACGATACCTGTAACCATATCAAACACAGTTACAGCATCAGACGCTGTAACAAATATCCTGCAAGCAGTAGCAACTGCATCTGACACTTTATCAGCAGCAAGCACTGCGACAAATACGATAGGTTTTGCAACAGCAATTGCTGAAACATTAACAGCATCTGATGCCTCAATACCGACATTTTCATATCAAATTGATAGAAGTGAAACTGTAACGGCGAGCGATTTTTTTACTTCAGTAGTGTCATTCATAGTTGCTACTTCTGATTCACTTACTGGATTAGATGAATTTAGCAATGTTGCAATATTTAATGTAAGCATTGCAGACACTTCTACGTTAGAAGAAAATTACGTTGGCGGTCTTAATTTTGTTATAGCACTTGCGGAGTCTGCAAGTGCCTTGGACTACATCACACAAAGGCTTATGTGGGAGCCAGAGCCAATAGAATCAGAAACGTGGACAAACGCATCTGCATCAACTACATCCTGGACTACGCAGTCCCCAAATACAGGTAGCTGGACTATAATTTCCGACAACACTAACCCTTGGACACCAGTAGGTAGCACGTCTAAGGATTGGACAACCCAATGAGGTAAATCATGGCTGATACGACAACGACAAACCTACTTCTTACCAAGCCAGAGGTAGGCGCAAGCACCGACACCTGGGGTACGAAGATCAACACCGACCTAGACTCGGTGGACGCGGTGTTTGCTGCGGCCGGAACCGGAACCAGCGTCGGTCTCAATGTCGGTTCGGGTAAGACGCTGGCGGTGGCCGGTACGCTGACTGTTACCGGTGCAAGCACAATCAATAACACGGCAATCGGTGGAACAACTGCTGCGGCTGGCGCATTTACTACGCTTTCAGCATCCTCAACGCTTACGGCTACGGGTGCTGGGTCAATTCAAGGACTCACCGTAGGCCGAGGCGCGGGTGCTATTGCAAGTAATACGGCAGTTGGTGCTAGTGCTTTGGCGGCTAATACGAGTGGCACATTTAATACTGCTGTTGGATTTAATGCACTTGTTGCAAATACAACGGGCCAATATAACGATGCTTTTGGTCGCCTGTCATTGGCATCTGTGACTACTGGCGCACGAAATGTTGGTTTTGGGTCTGGAACATTGCAAGCGGTTGTTTCCAATAACGACAACACAGCATTTGGTCGTCAATCTCTAGGCTCAACTACTGCTGACAACAACTCTGGTTTTGGCAATTACACGCTTTTGTCAAACACTACTGGTGCAAATAACACGGCAGTTGGTACAAACGCTCTTGCTTCCAACACCACCGCATCCAACAACACCGCTGTGGGTTATCAGGCTGCTTACAGTAATACTACGGGAACAAACAATACCATATTAGGTTATCAAGCTGGATACACAAATACCGTAGGCGCACAAAACACTTTTGTGGGGAATTTGTCGGGTAACACCACAACTGGCGGCAATAACACCTATCTAGGCTACAGCGCGGGTCAGATTACAACCACTGGAACGTACAACACATTCTTAGGTCGCTCATCTGGTGAGTCAGTTACCACCGGCTCCAAGAACGTCATCATCGGCAGCTACAACGGAAACGCTGTCCCCATCTCTGCTACTGGCAGCAATTTCATTGTGCTGTCGGATGGTGATGGCAATGTGCGCCAATTTATTGATAGCAGTGGAAACTTTGTTCAGCAAGTAACGGGTACTGCGCCTACGCTTACTGTTAACTCAACACTAACATTTGAATTAACAAATAACACCACCTTAAAAATTAAGGTTCGCGGCACAGATGGAACAACTCGTTCAGTATCTCTCACTTTAGCATAAGGACTTACCATGACTACCTTTACCACCACCGTAACCCAGATGTTCACTCTGCCTCAAGAGGCAGGGCAGACCGATGTTGTCGTCAACGTCCAATACCTCGTCACTGGGGTGGACGGTGCGAACACCGCCGACATTGGCTTCAGCCAGCAGTTCACCATCCAGCAGGGCGAGGCGTTCACGCCCTACGCTCAACTGACCGAAGCCCAAGTGGTTGGCTGGGCTGACCCGCAGACCATGAGCAATATGCAAGCGTGCGTGCAGGGTCAGATTGACAGCATGATTAACCCACCAGTGTCTCCGACATCGCAGGCACTGCCTTGGGGCGCATAAATGGAATTCCAGGCAATGTTCAACTTTATTGGTGGCGCTGTCCTGGTCGCTGTTGGATGGTGGTGTAAAGAAATTTGGGATTCGGTCAAAGCACTAAAAAAAGACATTCAAGCGATTGAGGTTGACCTGCCAAAGAACTATGTCAGCAAGGCAGACATTGAAAACCGATTTGACAAAATAGACGCTTTGCTGGAGCGTCTATTTGACAGGTTGGACGCGAAAGCTGATAAATGAATGCGCTGGCTTGTACCGCTATTTGTCCTGTCGCTGGTGTACGGCGCAACAGTGAAGCGTGAGTGCAGCGTAAGCGATTTTGTAAACATTGCTTACAGCAACCATAACCCGAAAGAACGACATGATCGAATTGTTGAATGGTTGGATGACTCTGGTCAAGTCTGCACTAAAGAGCAGCTTGGACTCATTTACGCGAATTTGGCGACGGTAATGGGTTCATCTGACACCATGCGAGTCAGAGTCAAAATTGAGCAACTGTATGAACGAGCAAAATGAATCCTGGTTAGCGCGGAACATCCAGCCAGTAACGGTTGCGTTTCTGCTGTTCTCATACTTCTTTTTCGCGTTACTCAGCGTCTTTGAACTGGAAACGCGAGGCGCTTACGTTGACCTGCTTGGGCAGGCCATGATTATTGTTATCACCGCCATCTTTGCGGGTAAGACTGCCGAAAAGATTGTAGACATTCGCACCACCAAGGGAAACACTAATGGCACTTGATCCCCTAACCGCACTGCTGGATGTTGGAAGCAAGGTCATTGACCGAGTATGGCCTGATCCTGAGAAAGCCGCAGCCGCCAAACTAGAACTGTTCAAGCTGCAACAGTCTGGCGAACTGGCAATGATTGCCGGTCAGATGGAGATTAACAAGGTAGAGGCAGCAAACCCGTCTGTCTTTGTATCTGGGTGGCGACCTGCCATCGGCTGGATTTGCGGTGCAGGCTTTGGCGTGCAGTTTGTCATTGGACCGCTGGCTGAATGGGGTTCTGCGTTGTACGGTCACCCCGTAAAGTTCCCGCAGATGGATACCGGCACGATGATGCCTCTGCTGCTTGGAATGCTGGGCTTGGGCGGTATGCGGACTGCTGAGAAGATACAAGGCGTAGCTGCTAAATGACTCCCGTTACCGCTAACTTTAGCCTTGAGGAACTGACGCATACTGACCACCGTCAGTTTGATAACACGCCCAATGAACTTGAGAAGCAAAATCTTATGCGTCTGGCAAAGTTGCTGGAGCAAGTCAAAAGCACTTTGGGTGGAAAGCCCATCATGGTCAACAGTGCATTCCGCAGTAAAGCGGTCAATGATGCTGTGGGAAGTAAGGATAGTAGTCAGCATCGTCTTGGTTGCGCTGCTGATATTCGCGTTCCTGGCGTTACTCCTGATGCTGTCGTGAAGGCTTGCATTGCCGCCAAGCTCCCTTACGACCAGATCATCCGTGAATTTGATTCATGGACGCATATCAGCGTAACTAGCGTTCCTACCGGTAAGCCTCGCAATCAAGCACTGATTATTGATAAGGCAGGCACTCGACCTTACGCTTGACATGACAGACTACAGCGGCCAAATCACAACGCCAGCACAGCCGAATCTCGGCAACCCTGGTGAGGTGTATGACCGCCTGTACTTTAGCCAGACATTCAGCAACATCGGGAACTACGCCAGCCGCGTCACAAACGCTCTGGGAGCGTTATTCGGACCGCGTGGAGGCAAGTACCTCAACGCACCTTATGGAGCGTTCCAGGACGGCACAGACCAGGTCGCGGCTAACACCACAACGGCCTACGCCATCACGTTTGACACCACCGACTTCAGCAATGGCGTCACGCTCTCAAACTCATCTAGGCTGAACGTATCGCAGTCGGGCATATACAACGTCCAGTTTTCCATCCAGTTTACGAATACGACAAATTCATCCCAAGACGTTGACGTTTGGTTTAGAAAGAATGGAACCAATATTGACAAGTCGAACTCAAGGTTTGGGTTTGCACCCAGAAAAGGCGCCGGCGATCCGTTTCACACAATTGCAGCAATAAACTATTTTGTAAGCCTTAACGCAAACGACTATGTGGAGATCATGTGGCGGCCTACTGATGTCGGAGTGTCGATTGAGCAGTATCCGGCAGGCACTTCCCCAACCAGGCCAGCAGTACCGTCGGCCATCGTTACACTGTCGTTTGTCTCCAACCTATCGGTGTAATCATGGCACTCATCCCCTTAAAAATCCCACCAGGCGTCTACCGCAACGGTACTGAATATCAGTCTGCTGGACGCTGGTACGACTCCAACCTGGTACGCTGGTTTGAGAATACCCTGCGACCCATTGGCGGCTGGAGGAAAAAATCCCAGTCTGCCATGACGGGTAAGTGCAGAGGCATCATCACCTGGCGAGATAACAGCGCAACCCGCTGGGCTGCAGCCGGTACTCAGTCCAAGCTGTATGCGATGGATGTCGGTGGTACGTTGAAGGACATCACGCCTACTGGATTTACAACTGGATCGGCTGATGCGACTGCTACAACCGGATACGGCTATTACACCTATGGAAGTCTGTCCTATGGCACTGCGCGTCCAGATGTTGGATCAGTACCGGCCACCACCTGGAGCCTAGACACTTGGGGCGAATACCTGGTGGCGTGCAGCAGTACCGACGGCAAGATTTACGAGTGGCAGTTAGGGTTCACGACTCCTACCATTGCGGCCGCAATCACCAACGCACCGACAAACTGCTCTGCCATTATGGTGACCAGTGAGCGCATCTTGTTTGCTTTGGGAGCGTCGGGCAACCCGCGCTTGGTTAAGTGGTCGGACCAGGAGAACAACACGCTTTGGACGGCTGCAGCCAACAATCAGGCTGGTGACTTTGAACTAGCAACGCCAGGGTCTCTGAAGTGCGGCAAGCGCGTGCGAGGTGTAAACCTTATATTGACAGACGTTGACGCGCACGTTGCGCAGTACATCGGCCTGCCCTATGTCTACAGCTTTGAGAAGGTGGGCAGCGGGTGCGGCGTCATCTCCGCGCAGGCTGTAGCGGCCATCGACACCTCCGCAATGTGGATGTCTAAGTCGGGATTCTGGTCCTACGACGGGTTTGTCAAGCCCATGACTTGTGATGTCGGAGACTACGTCTTCAACAACATGAATTTGAATCAGGCGTCCAAGGTGTACGCCGTCCACAATTCAGCATTCGGTGAGGTGACCTGGTTTTACCCGTCGTTGTCATCAAATGAGAATGATTCTTATGTAACCTACAGTTACCGTGAGGGGCATTGGGCTATCGGTATGTTGGCTCGAACCGCCGGAACAGACCGAGGCGTCTTTGTCAACCCTATGATGGTTGGCACAGACGGGTACATCTATGACCACGAGGTGGGATTCACCTACGACTCAGTCTCTCCCTACGCGCAGTCAGGCCCGATTGAACTTGGTAACGGGGACAACGTGATGGCCGTGAGATCAGTTATTCCTGACGAGCAAAGTTTGGGTGAGGTAGCCATCTCTTTCACGGCCAGGATGTATCCGACATCGATAGAGACAAGTTATGGCCCGTTCAGCGCCAAGCAGCCAACCGACGCCAGGTTCTCTGGTCGATCAGTCAAGATGAAGGTGACCGGAAATGTGTTGGACGATTGGCGGGTCGGCGTTATGCGGCTAGAGGCCACGTCGGCAGGGAAGCGGTAAATGGATGATTTCTGGCGGTTGGCACAACACATCCAAGCCGCCTTAGAATACTCGGAAGGAACTCACACTCTTGAAGATGTTGCGCAGGGTGTAGAGGTAGGACGGTTTCAGCTATGGGCTGGGACAAAAAGCGCAGTCATCACTGAGATCATTGTCTATCCGCGAATCAAGAATCTGCACTATTTTCTTGCTGGCGGCGACCTAGATGAACTCAAGCTGATGCGACCACACATCGAGTCTTGGGGAAAGCAGAATGGTTGCACGCGAGTTACCCTGGCTGGCCGTAAGGGCTGGGCAAGGACATTTTTAGCAGATGAAGGATATGCCCCTAAGTGGCATATTCTGAGCAAGGAGTTGTGATATGAGCCTTGGTGGTAGAGATGATATATATCCAGCAGCAAATGCGTATGTTGCCCCTAAGCCAGCATTTGGTAGGCGTAATCGTTACGCTGAGATCATGGCTAATTATAAGCAGGCGCAGCCATTTTCGTTTACTGGTATGCCGTCAACCTATACAGGTGGATTCAATGCAAACCCATCTACCTACACCGGAGGCTTTACTCCTTACCAGCGCCTGGTTACGCCGCAGCCAGTGCTGCCGGTAGAAGGCACAACTTCAGCGACTACTGGAGGTGGCGGCGCTGGTGGTTCTAACAGAGAGGCTCCAAGCGCCTGGTCTCAAATGACTCCAGCGGAGCGTGCTGCCTATTACGCTGCAAACCCGACTGAGGGGAGTATTGCGTTGGGGATGCAAGACCTATTGGGTAATGCCACACTGATGGGGCAAATTGGAAAATACTTTGGTATAGATGGATGGTACAACAGCAGACTAGAGAAACTTGGACTTAACCCTGAGCAATTTGCGTCAGGCCCACCAGACCCAAATTTCAGCAGTAAAGCAGCCGAAGCAGCACGTTTAGAAGGTCAAATAGCAGCAGTGAATGCGGCCAATGAAGAAGGTGCTGGTCTTTTAGCCAACCCTATGGGTACTGATCCTGCATATGCAGCAAAAGTTATACGAGATGCACAAGAAGCGCAAGCTGTCTCAGAAACTAATGCCAGGATAGCGCAACAAGAGGCGCAATCTCAAGCTAGAGCGCAAGCTGAGGCTCAAGCAGCCCAAGCTGCTAGAGAACAAGCTGGACGGGAAGCTGCTAGACAAGCTGAGGCTCAAATGGCAGCTAGAGTGCAAGCTGAGGCTCAAGCAGCCCAAGCTGCTAGAGAACAAGCTGGACGGGAAGCTGCTAGACAAGCTGAGGCTAATGCCGCAGCAGCAGCCGCAGCACAGGCTGCAGCCCAAAACTACAGCAACGAGGGACGCAACTATGGAGGAGGTGGTGGAGGTGGAAATGGTAACGGTGGTGGTGGCGTAGCCACTGGTGGCAATAACGGTGACGCATCAGGCGGTGGTGATCGCGGAACTCGCGGTGGCTTTGCGCAAGGCGGTCACGTTTCCCTAATGGACCTGCAAGGACCGAATCCAATGGGACCAGATGATGGATATGGCGCTTTGAAAGATGGCGAGTACGTCATCAACGATAAGACAGTAAAAAAATATGGTATCGAGTTGATGAACCTAATCAACTCTGGCAAGATTTCAAAGGGCAAGCTACGCGGCTTGCTCGAAATGTAAGGAGAAACGATATGTCTAAAGGCGGCGCATCCGGTAGCACAACTAGTACCACAGCAATTGATCCTGATCTGAAGGCGGCTTATTTAGCCAACATCGGCCAGGCTCAGAGCGTAGCCGGTGCATTACCAGTACGGCAGTTTGCGGGTTTTAACCCGCTATATACGGCTGGAGAACAACAAGTCACAAACGAGGCTCTGACCCCGTTTACTGGCGAGTCCATCCAGCAGTTTATGAACCCCTACGAGAACGAGGTGGTCCAGCGTTCACTGGCTGATGTCGGTGGTGCATTGGACATTCAGCGACTGCGAGACCGGCAGGCGGCTACCGCTGCACGCGCCTTTGGTGGATCGCGCCAGGGCGTGCAGGAGTCACTTACGAATGCTGCTGCACTGAAGCAGGCTGCTGACACCGCTGCGCAGTTGCGTGCTGCTGGCTACGGCCAGGCGGCTGGTCTGGCTCAGTACGCCAAGGGCGCAAACATCTCTGGCGGCCAGGCAGTGATGGGCTTGGGCGGTGCACGTCAGGCACTTGAGCAAGCGCAGATGGATGCACTACGCAACATTGGCATGGAGAAACTAGGAATTGCATCTAGTGGACTTAGCACACAGCTACCTAATCTTGGAATGACTCAGACTCAACCCTATTACCAAAACCGCACAGCAGGCGCTTTGGGTGGTGCTGCTGCTGGCTACCAGTTCGGTGGACCTTGGGGCGCTGCTGCTGGCGGTCTACTTGGTTACTTTGGATAAGGGGAATAAGATGGCCGGATTTGGAGATTTTTTCAATCAGGGTACTAGCACACCAGAAGAACGCCTAGCTTTTCTTAAAGCATATGGTTTAGACCGATCTGGTTTAGGCATACCTGGTTTGCTTGGTGGAACGCCTGATCCTATGGAAGCACAAAATCAACCTAGTTCCTATGGGAACTTCGGCGGTATATTTAGTCAAGCATCGGCGCTTGACGAGTACATGACGCCAGAGCAGAGGGCGCAACTACAAAATCAAGGTCTAATGTCTGCGGCCATGCAACTGCTTGCGGCATCAGGCCCGAGCCGCACGCCTGTGGGACTTGGCCAGGCGTTAGGTGAGGCGTATGGTGCTGGTCAGAAGGGCTATACGGCAGCGCAACAGAATCTGCTTCAAAGCATGACAATGAAGCAGAAGATGGATGAATATAAGCGTGAATTGGAAACTCAGAAGGCATTCCAACAATGGCTTACTGGTGGAGGAGGTGGTGAAGTTTCTACGCAACCAACTGGTGCTGTTACTCCAGAACAAGCTATCAATGCACCTGGATTGCCAACTGGTCCTACAGTGGAACGCGCTGCAATGATTGGTGCTCCTAGCACTGCAATGCCTGCTGTATCAGCACCATCTGGTGCTGCATTGCTTACCCCAGAGCAGAGAATGCTTGTATCCAAGTTACCAGCTAAAGAAGGTTACAAGGAAGCTGTTCGAATGATTGAGCAAAATAAGGAATACATTGGTGACCCCAAAACAATGACAATCGATGGTCAAAATGTCACTGTTAGATACAAAAAAATGGGTGGATATGACGTTTTACCTAATGTCGTAATTCCAGAGGCAACTCCTGATGACATCAAAAAATTGAAAGCCGTTGGATTGGCTCCTACATTGGAAAACTTGCAAAAATTGCATCCAGAAGGAACTCCAAACGAAATAAAAATATTGCGAGAACTTGGATTGCCACTAACTCTTGACGCGGTAACTAAGTTACGTCAAGCTGGTGCATCACAAACAAATGTAAAAGTTGATACTGGTGAAAAGGTACGAGTCGGAGAAATCAACAAGGATATTGTTGGTCAAATGGGCGCTATGACAGAGCAGGCTAGGTCTGCCAACGAGACCTTAATGAATGTGGATAGAATTCTGCCAGCACTAAGTGGTGCTATTACCGGACCATTGGCAGATTACCGCACTACTCTCATCCGAGTAGGTCAGCAGTTTGGCATTGTTGGCAAAGACGCTAATGAAGTTCTTGCTAAGACTCAGACTTTGGTGCAAGGACTTGCGCAACAAGAACTCACAGCGGCCGGTCAGATGAAGGGTCAAGGCGCTATCACTGCACCAGAACGTGAATTGCTACGTCGTGCGGCAGTTGGAGATCAGAATATGAGTGCTGCTGAGTTGCGAACTGCATTGCAGACTGCTCAGAAGGTTGCGCAGTACCGTATAGGTCAACATAAAGAATATTTGTCTAAATTTTCTGCATTGCCTGGTTCTGAACAGTATGTGCCTTTCTACACTGTTACGCCATATCAGCCTACTGGTGGTGGCAATGCAATTCAAAATGCAATTGATGCTGAGTTAGCAAAACGCGCCCAGACACAACGTGGAGGTGGAATGCGATGAGCGATGGACTAGGACAATTCACTGACGAGCAGTTACGCAAGGCGCAGGCCGGTGACTTCTCCGGTTTCACCACAGAGCAACTCACGTCGTTACGCGTTGCGCTAGCTACACCAGCAGCTGCACCACCGCCACCTCCAGCACCAGTTGAGCCGCAACGAGTGCGTTCTATGGCGCAAGGTCTGCTGCTAGGTGGCGCTGACGAGGCAGAAGCGTATCTGAGATCGCTGGCCGGTGAGAACTACGACGCTGCACTTGCAGACATTAGGGCTAAGACTCAGGCATACCAGAAGGCAGAGCCAGGAGCTGCACTTGGATATGAGGTAGCAGGCGGTCTGCTACCTACTGCTGCCGCCATGTTTACACCTGGTGCGCAGGCTGCTGCACCGGCTGCCATAGCGCGTACAGCGCCAATGATGTCACGCCTAGCTGGTATGGTAGCACGCGGCGCTGGAATCGGTGGTGTGACAGCATTTAACACCGGAGAGTCTGACGTGATAGACAGACTATCTCGCGTCCCTATGGGTGCGGCAGTTGGTGCTGTAGCGGCTCCAGTTGTGTCTGGCGTTATTGGTGGTGGTGGCTATGTCGTTGACAAGCTGATGGACTCTGCGCGTCGCCTAACCGGAGACCGTGGTGCAAAGATCGTTGAGACCGAGATCCAGCGCATTGTCAAAGAGTCAGGTATGACTCCAGACCAAGTAGTGCAAGGCATCATCAGCGGAAATATCATGGCGGAGAACGCCACCATGTCGATGGCAGTGCGTGGTATGTACGCCAAGGGTGGAGAGGCAGCTACAACCATCCAGAAGGGCATTGAGAGCCGTCCTGACCTATTGCGTGGCATGGCAGTGTCTGAGATGCAGCAGAAGCTGGCCGGTCAACCTGGAAACGTCATGGCGCAGTACAAACTGTCTGATGCGGCTGCAAAGCAAGTCGAAGAAGAGGCGTACACCAATGCCTTTGGCAAGGGTGGGGTCATATCCCCACTGCTGCTGTCAGGTTTGACAGATGCGCTCAAGCGTTCTCCTCAGTCTGTGAAAAACATCAACGAGTTGTATGTGGCTCAGACAGGAAAGAAACCATTCTTTTCATTCAATGCATCTGGCAATGTTGAGTTCAGTCGCGCACCTACGCTAGAGGATGCCGAGATTATTCGCCGTGGCATTCAGACATCAGTCAATGAGGCTTATACCGGTGGCCGTGGCGCTGTAGGAGAGGCTCTCAAGAATGTTGAGGTTTCACTACGCGCTGCAATTGACAGTTCTTCCAAAACACTGGCAGATGCACGCGCCCAGGCTGCTGCACGACGTTCTACCCGTGACGCATTTGCAGAAGGACGCAAGATATTCGGGAAGAGCGCAGATGAGGCTGAGATTTACTTCAATGATCTGCTGACAAGTCCTGCATCTGTTGATGCATTGCGCGCTGGTGTGATGGACGCACTGCGAAATAAGATGAGTACCGGACAGCGTGCGTCGATGATGGCGACACTCTCAAACCCTGAGAGTAAAGAGGGGCGCATCTTGCGTACCATTTACCCGCAAGATGACTTGCAGTCTATTTTGTCCAGACTTGAATTGGCGGCGCAGTCTCAACGCACTAAGAATGTTGTTCTTGGTGGTTCCACCACTGCACCTACTCAGGGACAAGCTGCCCGAGTAGGCATGGATATATCAGCGGAAGAATTGATGAACATAACAAACCCAATGACAGCCATGCGGGTCCTTGGTAAGTTCATCAACAAGCAGGCTCCCAACCTTAATGAAGAACAGCGCAATGCAGTAGCCAAGGTGATGGTGTCTACTGACCCGCAATTGGTGCAGAAGGCTATCATTGATAATAGTGCAATGGCACTGTTACAGCAGAAGATTAATACAGCCGTTAAGCTGATTGGAACACAAGCTGGAAGACGTGCTGCTTACCTTGGCGGTAAAGGTATCCCCACAGCGCCTGCTGGACTACTTGGGGAGTAAAGACGATGGCTGGACTGCTCGACTATCTTGATTTTGAAAATTTTCTCAAGTTACCGCGTGAGCAGCAGGGTAATATCTGGAGAGCAACAGATCAAGCCAAGTTGCCTGCTGATTACACTGGAAAGTACAGAGAGCAAAAGCCATATAAGTCATTCATGAATAGGTTATCAATTAAAGATATACCTGGTGCCAAACCGTACACAATGGCAGGCACACACTCTTTGCTAGAGGCATTTGACGAAGCTATGCCTATTACTAACCCAGGAAGTGCTGCTGTAACTACTGGTGCTGTAGACTCATCACAAACAAAGTTGATACGTTACAGCCCAATTGACACAACGCCTGACATTACTAGGGCGCATGAGATTGAACACGTTTTATCTCAGCAGAATTTAGGTCAGGCTGGCTCAATGAGCAAGAAGTGGAATGAGATAGCGCCGACAAGTTCAACCCAAGTTATGCAAAGGATGATTGCTAACGCACCATACCTACAAGAAAATTTCGGTTTGCCGACTAATGAGTTTTACTTTGATCCTGAGTTTATGCAGGACCAAAATTATCAAAACCAGATAGATGAGCAGTTTGCTACGTTGTCGGCATTGGAGCAGGCAAAGAATAAACGCCTGACAGATGACCCTTATGTGCGAGAAAACATCCTTACAACTCCAGAGGATCGTGCAGCGTACAACGCCATGACGGGATTGCGTCAGACCAGGCTAGACCCGCGTGACATACCGCCGTATACTCCAGTATCTGATAAGAATGATGTACCCATTCAAAATGGCGACAAACGATATTACAGCAGGCCTCGCGGATTGCTTTACAGATAATTAACTCGCTCCATAGAAAGCTGCCATCAGGGGATGCACTTTTATCTTTCGGTTCTTGGCCCGCTGACGTGCTAGACGAAAGTCTCGATCCTCGGATGACTCATTGGTGCGTGATCGCTTGACGCGCTCATAGCCTGATCTGGACTCCAGCTTGGGCGCGTCAGTCTTATTGCCTAGCGCGTACACAGGAGCCAGCTTACCACCTGTACGCTTCCACGATTTAATGTAGACGTGACCATCCTCGCGCATACGCTTAATCACTTTTTGCGTTCCACGTTCTGTCAGAAACACAATGTCGGATAGGTCTTTCACCGTCATTGGCGTGCGTAGCGCTTTCCTTATGCTTTCTTTGCGTGTATCGTT